GCGGGCAAAGCCGCAAAATTTTATCACGAGCCAAAAATTTTTTGGGGGTTGCAAATCCCCTCTGGAGGCTGAATGGCGAATGAAATAAAGCTTGATGTGGCTTGTCAAAAGATATTTGGCATATCCCCCAGGCGCTATAGAGACCTTTCAAAAGAACAAGGGGCGCCGCCTGTTGTGAAGGGATATATTGACCTCCTCGCTGCCTGCAAGTGGCTTATCGAGTATTATCGCAAATTTGCAGAACAAAGCGGGTATACATCGCTTGCTGAGGAAAGGCTTCGTTATCAGCGAGCGAGGGCACATAGAGAAGAATTGCTTGCTCAGGAAATGGACGGGAAATTGATAAGAATCGAGCAGGTCCAAGAAGATTTAATGCTCTTGTTAAGCAATCTCAAACAGAGCCTTATGAACTGGGTTAAAAGATTGCCGCCAGTGTTGAAATCCAAAGAGGAAAAAGACATGATGCTGATATTACAAAGCGAAATACATCAACTGCTCGATGAATTATCAAAGGGGAGCAAGAAGATATGCAAAACACCAAAAAAGCGTTAGTATATCTCGATAAACCCCTAAAATTAGGGCTTAGCCCTCCTGAAAATATTGCAATGGATAAATGGGTAGAAAAGTATGTCAAGCTACCGGCTATGACAAGCTCGGAACCAGGACCTGTAAAACTATCGAGAACCCCATATTTACGAGGGATTTATCAGGCGTTTCAGTCAATTTATGTTGAACATTTGGTTATTGTATGTGGGCGACAAGTCGGCAAGTCAACCTTTCTCTTCAGCAGCCTTGCATATGCCATTGCCCAAGACCCAGGGCCAGCATTATTTGTCATGGATACACGAGAAATGGCGAAATATACAAGCACAAACAGAATGAGACCGCTTTTTCTTTCCTGTGAGCAGGTAAAATCTAAGTTGACCTCCAATCCTGATGATTTTACAAACATGGAGATGCGTTTTTCGAATATGGTCTTGTCGATAGTTGGCGGCAATTCGATTGCACAGATGATATCAAGACCTGTGAGGTATCTTTTTCGTGATGAAATAGATGAAATTGTCGGAAACGTCGGAACAAGCGCAGACCCTTTGAAAGCAGCCGAAGAGACAACATCCACTTTTGCTAATCGTAAAATAATCGATACATCGACACCTACAACAAGCGTTGGAAATATCTGGATGCAACTGGGGTCTTGCGAATATGTTTTTGAGTATTGGGTGCCATGTCCTGAATGTGGCACAAAACAAATACTGCTTTGGGATCGCATTAAATATAATACGGACGAAAAAGACAAAGAGAGATTGTTGGCTAATGTGTATTATGAATGCAAATCATGCAAATATAGAATAATTGAATTTCATAAACAAAAAATGGCAGAAAACGGCGAATGGAGAGCAAGATTAAGCGAAAATATACCAAAGAAGATTGAAGAAGGTATGGACTGCGACATAAAAGAAACTATAATTCTTCAAGACGTGCTGGAAAATCAGGCAAGAAAAATAGGATTTCACCTGCCCAAATGGTATGGGTTATTTTATCATTCAACATTTTCTAATGCCGTTCGGGAGTATCTTGAGGCCGTTGAGGCAAATAAAGAATATGGCGATTTTACAAAAATGCGTGATTGGTCGCAGTATTGGGCGGCAAAGCCATATACGATGAAGGCCGCAACAGTGGAAGAACAGAAAATATTAGAAAATAAAATCAATATCCCTGGGCATATAGTGCCGTCTGGTTATGTAGCATTAACAGCAGGAATTGATATGGCACAAAAAGGCTTCTGGTTTGTGATTATTGCCTGGAAAATAGACCTGACCTGTCATCTTGTTGATTATGGGTTTGTATCAGGATGGGATAGCCTCACAGAAATATTATGGAATACCGCATATATGACCGAGGATAGCAAACAAATGGCTATCTTTCGGCTCGGTATAGATACGGGCGGGACTAAATATCAAGGTGATACAGCATTGACAATGACTGAAGCCTGTTATGCATGGCTACGTGCTAATGGCAAAGGTAGGGCATACGGCATAAAAGGGTCTTCACATAAAATCAAAAGTGGAAAAAAGATGCAAATATCTGTGATTGATAAAATGCCGAAAGGGGGTAAACAAATTCCTGGTGGCATTACCACATGGACGATAGATACAGATGCCTTCAAGGATGCGTTGTTTTATAAACTATCGCTTGAAGATGGGCATCCAGGGAGAATGACCTTAAATACCGATACACAGTTAGATTATGTGAAACATCTGATGGCTGAACAAAAACACTTTAACAAAACTGCGGGGCGTTATGAATGGGTTGCAGTTAGCGGAATGAATCACTGGCTTGATGCAACAATATACGCAATGGCTATGGCTGATCCTGAATGCAATGGGGGTGTGAAAATAATAAGACAAAATGCGCAACCTATCAAACAGAGGCGCATATTAAGCAGGGGGATTGAGGGTTGATAATAAAATTACCAGAAAAATCAGTTTTTAGGGTTGATGAAGTAGCTAAAATATTGGATGTGAGCATATCAACCGTATATTACATGATACGCTTTGGCAGTCTCAAAGCAATCAATCCTACGGGTAAAAAAAGCATAAGAATTACACGCCAAAGCCTTCAAAATCTGATTCAAAAGAAACACGTAATATGAGGTGATTGCATGGAATATGTGCTATTCAGTGAAACTATCAAAGAATTACAAAAAATTGCTGCAAGGCATGAAAGTATTCTTGTTGCTTTTTCAGGAGGTAAAGATTCGTGGTGTTGTCTTGATTTGTGTTACAAGATATTTAAGAGGGTTAAGGCATTTTTTCTCTATTTTATCCCTGAACTTGAGTGTATCGAGGTTGAGCTTGATAAGGCAAGACAGCGATATGGCGTCGAGATATTACAATATCCTCATTGGTTATTTTTTAGATGCATTAAAGAAGGCGTGTATTGCGATTGGTACTGGAAGAATATAAACATCTGGGAACCGAAAATAAACGATATTCATATGGCTATCATTGCAGATACAGGTATAGATTTAATTTGCCAGGGGGCGAAAGAAAGCGATTCTATGTGGCGTAGACGCTATTTTACAATAAATCGGTTTGATAGGGTAATATATCCCCTCAAAAAGTGGCAAAAGATTGATGTAATATCATAGACTTTATGTTGAAAAAAACTGTGCAAAGTTTGCAAAGTTTGCAAAGTTTGCAAACGTGAAAAATGCAAATATGCTATGAGGCTACTATGGCAGGCAGGACCCTTGCGGATGCTCAAGCTGATTATGATGCTGTCCGTGCTGCATATCTCAAGGCGATCGAGGCGGAGAGTGTTGGCATGGGCGATCGTAATATCAGACGACCTCGCTCTCAAGAGCTGTATGAACAGATGATGCGTCTCGATGCTGAACTCAAGCGATTATCCCGCGGCGGCATCCGTATCCGAGGAGGGACGCCAAGTTCATGAAATATACAACCCGTGTCGGCAAACGAAAACTCGATATAGAAGATAACATCATAGACCGTATTGTCAATTTTATCGACCCTGTGCGAGGGGTTCGCAGGCTACAATCGAGATATGCCCTTGCCCTGTCAGGCATGTATTTTGGCGCATCCAACTCTCGGCGAGCGTTATCAGAGTGGAAGCCTAACGATGCCGACCCTGATGCAACAATTCAGTATGACCTATCTAACCTTCGACAACGCAGCAGAGACATGATTAGAAATACGCCGATTGCAACTGGCGCAATAAATACCGTCTGCTCAAATGTCGTTGGAAGTGGCTTACAGCTCCAATCCCATATTGATAGAAACATTCTGAATTTGTCAGACGAAAAAGCTGAAGCATGGCAGTCCAAGACAGAGTGGGAATGGAGCATCTTTTGGGATAGTAACGATACTGATGTATCTCGTATTCTCAACGGACATGGATTAACAGAGCTTGCGTTTAGGCAAGTCCTTGAAAATGGAGAGGTGTTTATTATTCTTCCACGTTTTAAACGAGGAGATATGCCATACAGTCTGAAGCTCCAACTTGTTGAAGCTGATAGAGTTTGCAATGCCAACAATGTTCCAGATTCAGACAGTCTATTTATGGGCATCAAAAAAGATTCAAACGGTGCGCCCATCGAGTATCATATATGCAATCAATTTCCATATACAACACTACCTCAAAAAGAAATGAAGTGGCAGATAATACCTGCCTATAGCGCTAAAACAGGACTAAAAAATATAATTCATTTGTATAAACCTCTGCGTCCAGGTCAAACGAGGGGCATTCCTTATCTAACGCCAGTTATAGAACCGCTAAAACAGCTTGGGAGATATACAGAATCAGAACTTATGGCATCTGTTATATCTTCAATGCTGACGGTTTTTATAAAAACAGAAAGCGGAGAGTCAATGTTTGATACCGATGAACTTGGTGTTGAAACAGGGGCTAAAGCAGATGATAAAGATATAAAATTAGCACCTGGAGCCATCATAGACCTGGCAAAAGGTGAAGATATTACAACTGTAAACCCGATGCGTCCTAATGCGACATTTGACCCGTTCGTTCAGTCGGTATTGAGACAAATCGGAGTTGCGCTTGAACTACCCTTTGAAATTCTTATAAAACACTTTACTGCTTCATATTCTGCCGCAAGGGCAGCAATGCTTGAGGCTTGGAAATTTTTTAATTCCCGCCGTCAATGGCTTGCGCAGAATTTCTGTCAACAGGTATATGAGATATGGCTATATGAAGCTGTTGCATTAGGCAGAATTTCTGCACCTGGTTTTTTTACAAGCCCATTAATTCGTAAGGCATACTCATCCGCTGAATGGATTGGTCCTGCTCCAGGACAGATAGACCCTGTAAGGGATGTTGAAGCAGCCGAAAAAAGATTATCGCTCGGGCTAACAACAAGGGCACATGAAACATCCGCCCTTGGTGGAGACTGGGATGCAAATGTATCCCAGATAAAAAAAGAAAGAAAGCAGATGTTGGAAATAGGATTAATTCAGGAAGAAAAAACAATAAAAGGGGTAGACAAAAATGAGAATAATTGATGTTCTCACATCTCCTTGGGCTATTATGCCGGAAAAATTATATGAAATACAGGCTATATATTCAACACACTTGAGGGGTGAGAAGATAGACATCAAAGGAATCGAAGCAATGCTCGGGAAACCTCTCAATAATGAGAAAAAGCCATATCAAGAAATTGATGGCGTGGCGATTATAGATATAAACGGCATAATCTCAAAGCGTATGAATATGTTTACACAAATATCTGGCGGTGTTTCATCACAGATTGCAATGAAAGACTTTAGGCAGGCTTTTGATGACCCAGAAATCAAGGCAATCATACTTTTGATAGATTCACCTGGGGGCACAGTAGATGGCACAGAAGACCTTGCAAATACAATATACGAAGCAAGACAGCAAGATGTCAAACCTATCGTCACCTTTGCGGATGGTCTTATGGCATCCGCTGCATACTGGATAGGTGCGGCAGCAGACAGAATATATATTAGCGGCGATACAGCGCAGGTGGGTTCAATCGGTGTGGTTGCAACCCATATTGATTATAGCCAATATGAGGCAAAAATAGGCATCAAAACCACAGAAATATATGCCGGAAGGTATAAAAGGATTACATCAGAATATGAACCTTTAACGAACGAAGGTAGGCAGTATTTGCAAAATAGAGTTGATTATTATTATTCGATATTTGCAAACACGATGGCACGATTCAGACCCGAAAAGCTACAGATACCAGAGGATGACGGTGTGATTCCCTGGGCTGATGGCAAGGTCTTTATCGGCAATCAAGCTATAGACAATGGTCTTGTGGACGGTGTATCCACGTTTGACCGCTTAATTGAAATGCTTTCGCAAGATGGCAAAACGATGATTATTAAAGAAAAAATCAACGAAGAAACCAAAAGGAGGTTGCAATGGAAATAACAATAGAAAGTCTTAAACAGGCATATCCTGAAATAATAGCAGGTATCGAGAAAGAAGCCTTTGATAAAGGCTTTTCACAAGGTATGGCAAAAGGCATGGAAGATGGCATTAAGACCGGGGCCGAGAAGGAACGGGAGAGGATTAAAGCCGTTGAGGAAAATGCACTGCCAGGACACGAAAAACTAATCGCAGAAATGAAATATGATGGGAAAACGACAGGTGAACAGGCAGCAGTGAAGATATTGCAGGCTGAAAAATCATTAAGGTCGATAAAACTGGATGATTATAAAGCGGATTCGCCACCTGTTGTCGATATTGCTGAGCCAAAAATGGATGACAAACAAGCAGTAGACGAAAGCAATATGACACTTGAGGAAAAGACAAAAAAGACATGGGATAAGGATGCAAAGCTTAGAGAAGAGTTCAACGGCAATTTTGAATCATATAAAGCCTATGTCGAGGCATCAGAAGCAGGACTTGTAAAAATTTATAAAAAATAAGGGAGGTAAACAAATATGGCACTTTCAGCAGATACATTATTGA